GCGAGCTTCGTACTGAACTAACAAAGCGTCTCTGGGAGGAGTGTTATGAATCGGTAGGAATGTGTGCGCAGGGTCATTTGAGTCGCCTAGCGAATGTTCTCGTTGGATTTGATGAAACGATCCGTCCTCCAATTTCAAAGGCGCAGGAGTTCCAGGAGCGAATCAGTCATATTGCAAAACAAGAGAAACTCTCTACGGAAGAAAAGGTAGAGCAGGCAAAGACTTTGATGGATGAAATTGAGATGCCGCTGGATGAGCGACAGGTCTGGCTCGATGCGTTTTAACTTTCTAATTTGTTGTACCAACTGTAGAATGCCATCAAAAATAAGCATTGATAAAGTGATAGATAAGTTGGAACTTGCAGATTTACAAAAAGATATCATGAAAGAGCGTTTTGTAAATTTAATTATAAATACTCGCACACGAGCATCAAGGGTATCAATTATCTATCATGCAGGCCACGTGATTGTTACAGTCGGATCTCTTTTTGTTCCTGCGCTTCTATCGATCCAGTACAGTGGAATGGGTAGTTCGCAAGGACAACAATCACAGAACATCTTTTCAACGAACATCTATTGGACAACTTGGGTTATTTCTGTTCTCGTAACCATATTTAATGGCGTATTAACACTCTTTAAAGTTGATAAAAAATATCTCTATTTACACACAAATCTAGAACGTCTAGAATCAGAAGGATGGCAATATGCGGAACTTTCAGGCCGCTACAGTGGATTTAATACGCCAGGAGAAAAGGCAACCCACACAAACCAATTCATCTTTTTTTGTCATAAGATTGAAAAGATCCGCATGCAACAAATCGACGATGAATTTCATCCAATTGCAGAACCAACAAATACAAATACAAATACAGTAGTAGCCTCACAAGAAGATAAGAAACTCGATTCAATCATACCGCCAACACCACTGAATCCTTTACAAATTACAAAAAATGTACTTGGCACTATTGAAGAAGAAGCAGGCTCAGATAAAAATACAATGGTAAATGTAGGGGGCAATAATGCTTGATGAAGACATACAAGATAACAAACACAAGCAAGGTGATCTTAAGCAACGCGATCATTGCCAATGCGATATAAGATGCAATAATCCACCTCTTCTGCACAGTGCATTTTGCAAAGTCCATGGAAAGGGAAAATGCAAAAGGCGCTCACCTATGACAGGATATGAGCCGAAATATCAACCCGCCCTCTGGAATATAGATGAACACAGAGAGACGCACAACTGTTATGCATATTTCATGAATATTTTAGATTCTTTCCAGATTGAAAAATGCCAACAAATGAAAAACTGTGATACACTTCCTTTTCCCCAGCCCGGTAATGCTGCTGGATATACCCCTTTCAAAACAAATGAGCCTAAAACGTGTCCAAACATGATTGCGCGAATCCTAGGTGACAATTCGAATATAACGATGACAACATTTGAGGAAAAGTGTCCTCCGCTAACATCGAAGGGTGCGCTCGTTGTCGATGAAAATGAAGACTATCATTTTCTTCGTCAAGATGTGGGCGGATGGTGGTCACAGAAAGGAGGCGCGAAAACCGTGACAAACCGCGATGCGAGTGGTCGCCCTATTTGGGATCCTGCACTTGCGAATAACCGCTGGTCAAACACACTCGACTATGATATTTTTTGCGGCTATTTCTGTATTCCGCGCACAACAGGACTCAAGATTGTTTTCAATGGCGGTTCTCGAAAGAGAAAAACAAGAAAGGTCAAACAACCGCGCTCCTTGATTCGAGCCAAGAAGTACCATATTTCTCGAACCATGCGTTCGCGGGATCGTACATTTTAAGAGCCTGCACAGCATCGATACGCTTCCGCGGATTTGTTTGTAACAACCCGCGCAAGATTGATTTCACTAAGGGACCACGGAGTTTCCAGTTTTCACTTTCTACAAACTCTTTACGGAAAAGCTGCGGCCGCAAGACATTTAGAAGAATTACACCAATGCTCCAGCTATCAAACGTCGGCCAATACAGTTTGAAAAATCCTAGCCAATCTCCATTTCGTATAGATCGCGAATTCTGAAAAAACTCTCTGAGGTCTGCCTGTTGCCGCGCCATACGGAGTCCAATCATACTATCTGCATTTGCAAACACGCGTTTCTGCTTCATAATAATAGGAATTGTATCAGAAATCGGCCGCTTATCTGTGAGTCCATACAGAATCGTGAGTTCAGGGGCCTCCGCTTCATACGGTGGGTGGAAAACCTTCATGCGTAATTTAAGAGTATCTTCATTCAATTCAGCGGGTGAAAAACTCTGACCAAAATCAATTAGAGAAATATGCCCTTTATCATTTATGACTGCATTATTGACTGAAATATCAAAATGTACAAACGAAGCAGCTATTAAATACGCACCTGCTTCTAAGAGCTGAATCATTGCAGAAAAGAAGTCGATATCACTTTTATCAGTAATCCGCGAATAGAGCGTAGAGCCGCCATAAGGCATCGTAAATTGTATCATTTTATCCTCTTCTTTCTTTTTCTGCATGACGCGACAGTCTTTTGTATTCTCGCTACTGCGTGTATTCACAACACACGCACTTTTGTAATCGGGCAAAATAAAGTAAGGAACCTTCAAATCTCTTAGAGCCTTACCAGCCTCAGACTCAATCATGAAATCGACAGGAAAGGTTGCCTTTCCAAGATGATCCGTTTGAACTTGAATCGTCTTATCTTCACATTTAAGGGGCGGATCAAAAATGCACCCATATGTCCCTTGACCTATTAAACTGCCTCCACTCAAGACATACGCCATCTGCTCTGGGATGCGTCAAAAAACTATTGTAATTTCACTTCCTCCGCACAGTTAGATGCCCGGAGCCGTGTGGATAGGCTTACTTATACTTTGCATAGCTCTGCTCCTAGAAGTTATAAATCCTTCCCATCTAAAATGGATCGAACAGTTCGATGATTATATTCCTGTGATCTCAAAGAAGAATAACTTCTTTTCACAATTTGTCCATAGGCGAGGAGATGTTGGTCCTTCCATGGAACAGGGCGGATATGTACAGGATCCGCGCTATTTTTCTGGATATGTAGATATCCAGCGTTTTGGCTCAGATCAAGATTTCTGCCGCATGGTTGTTCCTTCAGGGGCTGATCCGAAAGAGACTTTCTTTGCCTGCGCCCTCGGCGGGACAAAAGACATCTCGACCGTGCTTTTTAGAACAACTGCCGTGAAAGACGGATTCAAATTATCCCGTGATGACTATATGCACGATTTTCTGAATGAGAGCCGTGCTGCTTATTGCCGCATTCTAAAGACAAACGACGGCTCCTATCATCCTATGTGCCGTAGGGCACTCGATACATCCTTTTCAGAAAAGGACGAAGTCGATTCAAATCCGCCCGATGAAACTGTAAAACTTCTTTCTTTCTACCAAGGCTGTGTAGGATGGCTTCGCCTCCAAGACGATCTTCTCGATAGTGTCGATATGATCCGTGTTCAACGTGGAGGAAACATAAAGATTGACGAGACTGTAAGAGACCGATATGATGGTTTAAGATTCGACGGCATTGATGAGTTTCTTCGTATTGGCGATTCAAACGATTTAACGCTTGGTTCTATCGTCAAACTCCGCACAATCCGCGCATTTAGTGTCTGGGTTTATATGGAAGAATTCACAAACAATGCACATTTCTTCGACTTCGGCGATGGCCCAGGATACAACAATACATTTCTCGGAATTCTAGGAAAGGGGGATCCGACGGTTGCAGATGGATCGCAGATCCGCGAATCCACGACGGTCCCTGATACGCCTTCAGGCGCGCAATTTGTCCCTGAAATCAGCCCTCAGACACTCATGGAAGAGACGCGTGCAAATATTGATACTTGGGTTGATATTACACAGGAAGTAGAAGCGAGAAAACTCCCTCCTAGCCGTGTAACCACAGCGCTAAACGGCCTCTCCACTGGAAAGGCAACTCTCCACTATGAAGTCTGGGATAGTCGTCAGAGAAAAGTGAGTATTAAGATTAATAACATGATTCCAGTTAAGAAATGGACCCATATTGTTGTAACAGCATCCTCTGCAGATGCTACACGTCCTGATCTTTCCGTATATGTGAATGGTGAGCAGGTGTATGTGCTTCCATCAGGATTTCTTCCACAGGCGTCGATGACGACGAATAATTATCTAGGAAAGTCAAACTGGACAAATGACACGAGTACCTATGAGCTCCGTGATGAACTCTTCAAAGGGCGTCTCTACGATTTCCGCATGTACAAATCCGCGATGTCTGAGAAGAAGATTAAGAATACAATCGCGTGGGGAAAAAAGAATTTAGGAATTAACTAATTTACGAATCTTTCCCGTACAGACACTGACAATCCCTTCTTTCTGGATAATATAATTCGACTGAGGCGCAATAGCAGTGAGTCCATGATTCTTAATTGCAGAGGAATAGAGCCAATCAGCAGGATACGCATATCCATCTTTTACGAGTCGCTCATATTCACTCAGAATAGCACGCATTGCTTTTCCGCGGAGAACAACTGCATGGGTTCCCCAGAAACGGCGAACGTGGATCACATTTTTCATAATTGATTCCACAATTTCATTTGTACCAAGAAGAACCATATCCCACGGATTTAGTAAAAATATTTCATCATTAATGGCTCGATATAAAACAGCATCATCTTCAAAAATAGCAATGGTCTCTTCACCTTTAGAAAGGGCGGAGCGGATAATCTGGATATGGGACGCAGTGCAGCCTACATTTCCCACAGTTGTTGGATTCTTTTCGTGCGGGTGTTTTGTTGGATGACCATCCGCAACAAGCTGAGATCCATTCACACCTTCTACACGTGTAAGTGTTACCTGTATATCCTTTTCTAGGTTCTGGACAAGTGGCTCCCTATCCTTATCTTGTTCTCTATGGATAACAAAACAAGGAATTGTCTGTAAAAAAGACGCCATTTATGTATATAGTCTATTCTTCTTTAGCTCCAGGATACTTTTCTTTCCACTCGGTTCCTGATTTGAAGACAGCGCCGCGTTCTGGATAAATTTCACTAAGTGTATCATCCTCTTCAAGGCGGACAGTTGAAACCTTTTTTCCATCTTTGAAGAGTCTCAAATATTTATATCGTAAATAAGGTGGCCCTTGGCGCGCGCATGAATTATGGAGGGCTGACCACCTTTCACCGCAGTAGTCACAGTACTGTTTGCTATTTGTCATTTTTCCTTTATTATTAGGTGGGATATCTTTCAAATTTACTCATCTACATATACATCATCATCATCTACGTAATCAGCGCGATCAAAGCGTGCTGCTTGAAATGTGCCGAGATCAGGACGCCCTGGAACTATTACAGCTGCAGGTGCAACAGGTAGAGGTGCAACTGCAACAGGTACAGCAGGAACACCAGTAGGAACAGGAACAGGTGCAACAGCAACAGCAACAGCAACAGCAGGAGCAACAGGCTTGGCAGCAATAGTTCTCCGCGGCGGAATATAGTTCCAGCTCTCATCAATCTGCGGGAATGCACAGTTCATCCGATTTCCACACTCTGCAAGCGACTTATTCGTATAGACCCGCAAGTCATTGATCTGTTGCTTCACACTTGAATTCCAGAGAGCAACACATCCTGCCGTACCTGCATTCTCGAGCGCCCGCAGAAGTTCAGAGCCAACATGTGCGAACGTTGTCATGATCTGACCAAGTTCCTTCTTTCTCTCGAAGCGAGTCTCTCGCTGCTCCAAACTCTTCTTCCAATCATCCTCACTCATCTCATTCATGAGATACTTGATGTTAATGTCACGATTGGTATTTGCAGGGCGCCGAGCAGGATACTCAGGAAGACGCGCATGAATCATGTCATTCAGGCAGCGATGGATACTGTAAAGAAGTGTCCTCTCAGCAGCAGTAACCGTGGCGGTATTCATAATGCGCATGAACATCCCATAATGCGGCAGACCACCACATGGGATATCACCAGCCTCTCGAGGTACAACACCACCATTCTGCGTGCGCAACCACTCATAATAGTGCGGATTGTGAATGACTCCTGTGACTACGTGGCCAGTGCGCCATGAGAATGCCGTGTGACATGTCTCCTGTGTGCAGAACATTTGATCACATCCATCGATCTTATAGATGCGGACACCGCACTTAGGGCACGGCTTTGTCTCGCGGCGGATGAGAGACGCAGATGCCTTTGCATCTTCATTGCAAGTATGAGGCACATCACGCGAATCACCCTTTACAGCGAGGCATTCATTGCATGTATATTTCGCACAGGTTCCGCACTTATACGCAGTGCTGAGATATCCGCGACAGTTCTCAGCAGGACAGCGCTGGATAAACTCACGAGTCTCAACAACATTTGCGCCTGAATCAGGATCCTGGCCCTGAAGAATACGATCACAACGGAAGATGGCATTATTTATCTCATTCCTCTCAGTATTCACATCAAGCATAATTCCCTCATTACGACCATAGATTGTAGAATTCTCAGTGAGCTTCTGCTTAATCTCAGGGCGCGCAGCCTCTGGAGCCTGGCGAAGACTCATTGAGAGAGAATTTCTTTCACGAAGAATCTTTGTCTTGGTCACATGGAGCTCATTCACCTTTGTATTGATGGTTGAATATGCAACCAAGAGAAGGCGGTGCTCCTTTGTTGCCTCCACGAAGATCTGGTGAGCAGGAAGAAAAGCCTTTTCGCGGTCCATGAGAATCTTTGCGCGGTGCTTGCGGAGTTCGCCGTTACGGAATGTCTTCGTCAGCTTAATATCGATGAACTCGCGACTCCATCCGCGGCGACACTTATAACAGTGTGGATCGTCGTAGCTGGTTAGAAGATACCGCTGAATACATGGCTTGCAGGCTGACTCTGGGCAGTAGGGACATGTTACCTTTGCGCGCAGAAGAGGCGTAAAGGTTTCGAGGCAAATAGGGCAACTCATTTTGCTAGTTGCTTAAAATAAAAATCCATGCCCTTTCAAATTTATTTAAGTCCATGCGCGAACAACCACGAGAGGATTCTGAATCATAAGTTCAGCAGCTTTCTTTTTTTTACCCTAAGATATTTTTAGCTGACACCGCCTCAATATACTGAATCTCCCCAACGGATTTAGACATATTAATATTTTTAACATCAGGCAGAAGACCTTCTTCATCGAGGAACACAGGCGGCTTCGGAAACCCGTTGAATTCACTCGCGGTAACTGTTGTATAGGCGCCCATGTTGGGGAACCAGAGCCAATCTCCCACATCAAGCTCTTCCATTAAATCAGACTTCGCGATCACGTCGAGACTATCACAGGTACGACCAAAGAGGATCCCCTTTCCAGTAGGGCGCTCCCTATCAGACTCACGTGGAATGCGGATCCACCGTGGCTTTTGGTGGTCGAAGAGGATATTCGTGAATTGCCCATAGAGGCTTTCATCGACTGTATATCTCCACCCTCCAGCCCCAGGCTTCTTTCCAATGACCTGGACAAAGAGGTCTTGTGACTCCGTTGCAAAGAAGCGACCAGGTTCCGCGATAAAGGTGACCCCAGCGCGCTTTTCAACAAGCTTCCACCGAATCTTTGCAGCAGTCTGATCAAAGGAATCAGACGGCACAAACCCGCCACCGATATCTACAATATCTGCCTTATGGCCAAGCCCAAGTAACTGATTACAACCCTTTAGGGCGAGTTCAATTGCATTTGGGTGGGCATTTGAATTGTTCGAAGAAGAGCCTACGTGGAAACTTATTCCACGCAACTGTATGCCCTTCTTCTTTGCATATTCACCGAGAGTGACAACAGACTCAGGTGAGAGGCCAAATTTACTGCTAAATGGCATTTTACTTCCAGTATCATCAACCTTAATACGTACGAGTGCGCCGCCAGAATACTGGTACATATCTAGCTTATCAATCTCTTCAGCGGAATCAACGACAGTTAATGGAGAACCTCTTTGTTTAGCATATTCAATGTCACGATCCGACTTACATGGGTTCGCATAAATGATACTATCATGAACATCATCCCTATAGTTGTTCATGAGGGAGAGTTCGCGAGGAGATGCACAATCAAACCCAAAGGCATACTGCCGTAAGAGATTCAATAACTTGGGATCAGGATTACATTTTACAGCGTAATAGGGCTTGATCGAAGGGAGTGCTTGGGTCCATTGGCGTTGTTTGAGATCGACACGGTGCGGAGACAGCATATAGAAAGAGCCTCTAACCGACGGAACTGAGCCATATTGAGCGATGATCTTGGAAAGGCTCTTCAGTGTGTATGAGTGCTTAATCTTTAGAAAAGATTACTTAAGCCGCCGCGCCTTTAAATTTTTAGGGATGGTAGTCCAATGTCTTATAATTGAAGTCTTTGGGCCTCTGGAAGATAGAATTTGTGCATTTACGTCTGCAATTTCTGTTGCCATGGATCTCAATACAGATCTAACAATTTATTGGTCTGCAAATGACCCTGCATGCATGGCGAGATTCGAAACCCTGTTTGATCCTTCAGCGCTTCCTGCGTGGGTTACCGTAGAAATGAAATCTGTAAAGCAAGATCCCCATGTTGTTGTAAAAACAGTTGAGCACATGAAAACCTATATTGAGACAGGACTAAGTCTTCCTATACGATCAAATGCGCAATTCCATCCAGATTTCGAGGTTAAGTGGCTACTGCGAGCGAGCATGACAGAGATTGGGATAAAGTCCCAGGCGATAAAGCCCCAGGCAATAGGCGTGTATGTCGAAAAGCGGCTCGACTCCACTCTTCTAAGTGCAATGGATGCTGAAACGGATGATTTCTTAGTTATTGTACCGAACCGCGCAACTGAAAGAGATCTGATTGGACGCTTCGGGTCGCGTGTGACGATTGCATCGGTAGGAGTAAGCACAATGACACAGAAAGGAATGCTGCAGATTCTTGATAATTTTCTAGCACTTACGAAGTGCAAGAAGATTCTTTCGAATGGTAGATTTGGAGAGGTTGCAAAATTATATCAGAGTTAGATTAGATGGCGCGATTTAGACGTGACCCGCATGACCCAATAATTCTTTCCACTCTACCACATTTTGTTACTCTATACTTTTCGAGGTCACATATGGGCTACAGTACGATTGTATTTCTCTCTTCATCCGCGAGTGTTTTCTGGCATAGAACAATCGAATCCAAAGAAGATCCGCTCTATGAAATCGACCATGGCCTTGCAGCTATCTGGGGCGCGTATGATGTTGTCTTAGCACTGTGGTATTTTAAATATAGTGTCATTGCACTAAATATACTCAATCTTGCGTTATATCATGCAAGTGCAAACTCTAAAAACTATCACACAGCGCATAGTCTATGGCATCTCTTTTCATCGGCAAAGTCGATTCTTGTTGCGTATATATTATTCGTTAGATAAGCTCCTCACTGACAACCAACTCAAGAAGAAGAGTAAAATCCCGCCCATTAAGATTGATCACACGATTAAATTCATCACGAAGAGAGATATCAAGTGTCGTCATGCGGGAAATAGATGCAGGCGCAGAGAGATAAACAGGGACAAATGTCAATTTATCAAAGAATTTATAGGATTTATCATTTTCATCCATGTAAATAATACAGAAAGGTCCATCACGCCCTACTGATCTTTCGATTGTATGAATATCTTGTGCATTGTCACCATTTATATGTAAATATACACGACTCATAAGAAAATCGACTTGTGCAGGATTCGGCGACGTAATCACAGAACCAGAACCATTGGTATAATCTGCAGTCAAGAATCCAAGAATCTGTGCAGGCGAGTTCATCATAATAAGTACAGAATTAATATCATACTGATCCACATAGACACCAGAAGAAAAGAGAAATGCAAAGGGGTCAGAACCAGATGTGCGTGTGAGCTGTAGTTGGTCCGTTGTTGAACTAAAAATGACAGTATATTGGTTTCCTATGGGTGCAATTGCGTTCAGTTGTGTCTGCAATTCAGAAGCCAGTGTTGTCATTGTATAGCGTCCAGGGGTCAAAGATACAGTATAGAGTACAGACGCCTGGAGGAAAGTAAATTTGTTCCATCCCGTATTTATATTATAGATACGTGTTGGGATAGTTCCTCCAACGAGTTGGATCGATTTTACATCTTTCATAGGGCGCTGAAACCTCCATCGGAACTGTCCAGGTTTCGGATAGGAACGTAAATTGCGATCGCGACTATTGACTTCAACAAGAAGACTTCTTTCGCGTGGGGGTGCAGGTGTTTTATATTTTTTAGGGATCATGAGTTCCTGCGCGCTTGTTTTGAGGGGGTCATCCATTCTTTAACTAAGGTTGGTACTTAAATTTAAGTACCAAGAGTAGTGATGGATCCGCGTGTCCTTCAAATACATACAGTAGATGATATGTATAAACTTATAAAACAAAAGGGTCGCCCCCTTTCTTCCTTTACGAAAGGTGAAACGATTACGGCCTGGAATAAAATGCGGAAAGGATATTCCTATGTTCTTTCCGAGGAACCAGGGAAAGGATTCGCATCCGATTTCAAACCGTATGCAGATCCTGGTGAAATTCTTGCAATGGGTGCCTTTGAAGGGAAATATCTTAATGATTGTATTCTTGAATTTCCTGCGGAGTGGTTTCTACATGCGGCGGCGCTCGGAAAACTGCACCCAGAAGGTGCAGATATTTCTGCAAATTATTTCAAGATTCTCTCACGACTTCCTCTCCAAGAGTGGCATAAATATGGCTGGATTCCTTCTTCTGCGGGACACATTGCAAAGCAGTATCCAGGGCTCTCGGATCCTAAACTAAACCCTGATGAGCGCGGATGGTTTCAGTGGTATTGCAGATATTGGATGGGTCGCCGCATTCCTGAACTCGATACAATTCAGATCAAGAGGTGGAAGGCATTTGTTCGCCACGCGGGTGCGATTAAAGCAAATTGTAAAAAAGGGGATCTTACGTGTCGCCCAAAACAGCGCCAAGCGCTTCTGAATTGGTCTCATGATCCTTTTATTTAACGTAACGTCGTGACTTAATTTTAAGGAAGTCACTACTTCCTTAAAATTAATGTCCAACGACTAATTTGATGATACATTAAATTTAAGGAAAACTCTTTGAGTTTTCCTTAAATTTAAGTATCATCGTTAGGCAAAAATTTGAAACAGGCGCCAGCCACGACGGAAACCATGGAGGCTGTACACGAGTTCAGTCGTTTTGGCGCGTCTGTATATTATTTTCCGAAGGATACTCTCGATACCTTTGATAAGGATGTATCGATCTTCATGCGACCGTTCTGCAATGTTCTTGAGCGCTTTATTCACAGCGGATATGCGAGCCGATTCTTCTACATGTCGCTCTTCCTTGCACCTATTCTCTATTCTTTGAGTCACGAAAAGTCTTCAGTTGTAAGTTTCATTATGAACTTTACAACTGCAGCTAAGCAGGCTCTCCAGACTATTCCATTTCCTGTTCTTAAGATTCTACTTACGAATCTATGGAATATCCGATTCGTTGTTGCTGGTTTCCTAGTACTTTCCACCCTGTTGGTATGGAGAGCGAATTATCTAGAGAAGAAGAGGCTAGAGTCACACGCTGAGACGAATAGGGTCTTTGAGCAGTATGTTCGGAATGCACGTTCTGTACAGAGTGCAAATAGGCATCGCCGTGCAAGCACAGCAAGTGCTGCAGGAAATCCTACCGTTATGTAACCTGCGCGGATAAATACAACTAGCCGTAACGGCACCTACGATAGATGAGTGACGTTCTTCGTTTAGAAGGATTTAATGCAAATGTAAAATCACAGCGGATCTGGATCTGTGGAAAACCGAATACTCTAGGACAACAAATGATATCCCGCCTTTCGGCAGTTGAGGAGGAACTTCTCAATCGCGGAAGGAAAGTACTTATTTTACAAAATGTTCGTGATATTTCTATGCGCTGGTCACAAAAGATACAGTGGGATGCAGTATTTAGAATACGGGATACACAAGATCTACGCCTTGCGATGACCTATATCCAGAATGTTAGTGTAAAACCTGTGCGGGTTGTATGGATTGGAGATGAACCTCCGATGCCTATTTTAAGCTTTATGCAGAAACAGGAAGTTACATTTTTAGTTGGAAGTACGTCAGTTCCGCGTGGATCCTGGTCGGCTATTTTCTGGCATAATAGCGCAGATGAAAAGGAAATTCAGGATGGTCTCCAGAATCGGCCAGGATCGCAAATAAATCTTTCGCAGGTTCTGAAGGAGCTGCGTGCAGTGAGTGCGGGTCTCGTATGGTCCTGCATTGGGGAAACAGGAAGTCTCTATTGGTATGATTCTGAGGAAAATGGAACCACAAATCATATAATGGATACGAGGGATATTGTAGAATCTTTGAAGGAGGTTGTTGATGCACTTTCGAATAAGATTTAGTTATTCTTCCGTGTGTATTTTTGTATGCAGGCTTCCATCATTGGTTTAGCAGAATTATTAATAATTTTAGCACGATCCTTTTCGGGAACGGATTGTATGTACTCCCACCAATTTATTCCTTTTTGAGAGTTTCCATCTCTCATATGTGTAACTTTTTTGAGAAGTTTCATTGCATCCTTTCGCGTTTTTGTTCTAAGAATTTTTTTACCCATTTCAATCTGGGTTTTACAAATTTTCTGGGGGGTATCTTTCTTTCCTCCTTTTTGCACTTGCGGTTGCGGTTGCCCAGATAATTTAATTAATGCAGTAGCAGCAGCCTCCCTTTCACGAGCTGCCTTTTCTTCAGGAGTTTCTTGACGGCTTATAGAAGCACCAGCGCCCATTTTACTCTATCTATACCCTATTTTTAATAGAAGTACTATCAAAAATAGATTATTTATATTACCTTGCAATTCAGCTATTTACATCTTCTTGAACTTCCAGTTGTTACGAAGATGCTTTACATCTTCTTGAACTTCCAGTTGTTACGAAGATGCTTTACATCTTCTTGAACAGCTTGAAGGTGCCCTTCTTGGCGACATACCCTAACTTCCGCAGACGCTTGATCGCCTTGAGGCCCGCCGCGTGCTTCTTCTTGCTGACGATGCGGCCGTTCTTGGTCTTCATGAGGTCCTTCTTGACCAGGCCACCGGGCGTGTGCTTGGCCGTTCCGTGGAAAACCTGCGCCATGCTTCCGTTCGTCACCATCATGGCGCCACCTCCCTGACGCTCACGTCCCTCACGTCCCTCACGTCCCTCACGGTCACCACGATTCTTACGCGTGCGATTCGGCATATTCTATATTAAGTATCAAGAAATTATTCCCACATCGACATTCTCGGGACCTCCCCGCGATCAATTCGGTCCATGAGTGTATTCATCTGTTCAGCCTTATAGACACCTGCAAAATGTACGAGAAAATCACCAGGTTCCCACAGAGGCTCACGAGGAACACCACGAAGATATGCATTAAATAGCTTGTGCCGATTACTCAGCTCCGTATGCGCAAGATCATCAGGAACCGTTTCCAGAAGCTTGATCATTGCGGCATTCTCCCACCAGATATGGTATGTCAAATCAGTCTGTTCATCTACGCGCTTCCAGTAGTCACGGAGCCACGGAGTATTTCTCATGAGGATATTTCCACTATTAATATGTGCGCAAGCATCGATCGACATGAGGAGATCCTTGGAAGGAGGAAGAAGAGGGACCATCTGATCTTCCACTCGGAGTGCAGGGTTTGTGATATAGACATCTGCATCAGAAAGCCACACGAGCGCCCCTTCAGGAAGCTTACTCAAGACATCAAGGATAAAAGGAATCTTGGACCATGGGACAGGCTTATCGCGATTCCAATATTTCTCATCACCTTCGATATAAGTGTATCCGTGACGTGCAGCATAGGCTCTCTTCGAATCAAGAGCCCTGGCTAATCCTTTTCTAAAATCAGCGCCAATTACGAGTGTTAGGATCGTAATGGTCATCTGGAAGAATCTGTATTGTAGTTTTAAGTAACGGTAAAGTAAAATTGAAACGGATAACCCCAATTGTAAGGGTCACATGACCTATACATATAAGCGCGATGAAAATGGATTATTTATCTGTCCTCACTGTCCTGAAAAGAAGAAGAATCAGAACACTATGCATTATCATTTGAAGCGTCATGATGGAGATCTTCCTTTCGAGTGCGCAACGTGTAAAAAGAAGTTCCAGTTTCAGCGAACTCTAGATATTCATCGTGCTGCAAAGCACAAGGAATCAACGGAGGCAAAGACTGCAGTCTTTTACAAGTGCCCAATCGACGGATGCCAGTTCCAAACGCTTACACAGGGCAACCGAATTATCCATTATGTACGAAAGCATTGCAAGGCAGAGGTTGAGAAGATTCTAGCAGAGGAAAATCTAGGATGTAAGGTCTGTAAGAAGGAGTTTCAGTCAAATACAGCATTCTATTATCACGCAAGTGACTGTATTGCGATTAATGATACACAGAGATACAAGTTTCTGATGCAGATCATTTAACGTCGTTGGACATTAAATTTAAGTACCAACTTTAAACTGAGATTAATCCATAAAAAAATTATTTTTTTAGATAATCATTAGACCGACACAGAATAATAGACATGCCTAAGACCATACTCACGAATACACTTTTCAAGCACACATTGACACTCTGAACACGGTTTCGAATTCAGTGTTTTCTCTTGCGAAGAGCTGAGGCGCCACACGTACATATCAGCTCCGCGCAATTTAGTAACATCTCCTACAAGCCTAAGTACAGCAATCTCTGCATGAATTGTACAGGCTGGGTAGGAATTTCTCTCACTATATCGCGAACCAATTCTTGTTTTTCGCGATCGGTAGCCAACCTTATTTGTTGTTGCAGCAAGAATCTCGCCCTTTAAAACAATAACACTCGTATGAATGGATGTCTTTCCAGAGTCAATGTAGATAGGCGGCTTCACCGTTTGCTTCAAATATTCGAAGAAAGTAGAGCTTCGCATTTTTGATCACGTTTCAAATGGCTGCGAGCAGTTTCAATTTTATTTAACGTCGTTGGACATTAATTTTAAGTACCAACTTTAATGTGTTGCTGCGCGAAATGTATAATAGGAACCGCCGAGGATATTCTTGAGTTGCCAATCCCAGAGATCAAGCAAGCGGCCAATTACAATAGGGTTCTTTTCCATGAGTTCATTCACAGGCATATTTACACGAGCTGCAATCAACTTCATATTCTCTTCGAACGACAAGTGTCTGATACCACAAAAGAGTGTGCGAACAAACTTGCGAGCACACAGTGCTGTCCAGTAGTTATTTTCCTGTAGAGGCGCTGCATGATAGATGTTATTCTGCTGCCTTAGAGCAGGTATAGGGATAAGATCAGGAAGATCATGAAACATCACATAGTTTGATAGATCATTATTAAGAGTAATAATATCATCAGCAAGAGCATTTGTCTTTTCAATGATAACATTCACCTTATTTGCAAACTGTTCCGTAGCCTCATTCTTTCCTAGCGTATAGGCATTCATAATGGCAGCTCGAATTTCCCGTAGATTGTCATCTCCAAGTACGCTCCACCGAGATGTGCTATTCAAAAGAAACGGATTCACAATATTGGCCAAAGGATCAAGCATTTGTATTGGTAACCCTTTACAACAGCGTAAGTATCAATTTTATTAACGATGATACTTAAATTTAAGTATCATCTTTATCTACAAGCTGGAGCTGTGTGACAATATTATACATGTGGTATCCAAGGGCGCCGAATCCAAGGATTGCCAGAAGTTCATATGCGGGTCTCGGAGTCTTCTTTCCAAGATATCCAATATAGATCATCAGAGGTGCAATCACTAAGCAATGTAGAAGATTGACCCACAGATATGTTGAGGCGGCCATATAGCGAACAGATGCCTTGTATGAATGATAGACAAAAACAAAGAGACCGAGTGCAAATACACTCCAATAGACAGCCTCAGAGGTTGCAGCGCGCGTGAATGCAACATAGAGGAAAAGGGGCACAACGAAAAGGATGTGGAACGTCGATACAATGACGTGAGCGTTCATCTTATATAATCCAAGAGTTTATCTGCATGTTCCAATGCACCTTCAACCCATCCTTGGCGGAGCGAGAAACTTTCACCACATAGAAAAAGATTTGGGCATTTCTTGGGAAACGGTTGCAGTGCAGCCACGGAATCCTTTTCTGGTTCCCACGGTCCAGGGAGCCAATAGGTAACCCCATCTTGCCAATAGTGGCTCTTCATGAAAAGAGGATCAGGGATATCTTTCTCAGGAAAGAGTTCGCGCAGATCTTTCATAATCTTCTTTTCGTCAAGATCGACGTAAGGGCGCGTATAGATAGAATCCGTATAGCTGATCATAGCGACCTTTTCACCCACGGGGATAAAGTAGCGAATGGGGGAAGCGGTCGCCACGCGACCAATATCGTGAAACCACGGTTCATCAAAGACAGCATAGATACGTAGAAGAGGCTCCATTTGCACGTGGTCTAGAAGAGGCCATCGCTTGAAAACAGGAATCTTAGAAAGTGCATCTGCAGGAAGTGTAACTATGATGCGCCGCGCACGGATTGTTTTCTGTTCAAACTCAGCTTCTCCTTCGCTCACATTAAGAAGTGTATGCTCAGTTAGAATTTCTAGACCTCGTTTTTTAAGATCTTTGACCATGCGCGTAATAAGTTCAGAGAATCCCTTTTTGATAACTACAAAACCACTATGGTCATGCATCTCATTTGCAAATTCACGGAGTGCAGATTCTGCGCGCATAATATTGACTTCAGAGTAATAAGGGAAACGATCCAAGTACTTCTTCGTTGTTGCGGCTCCGTGGATAAAAGTTAGAAGTTCCTTAATTGTATAGTTGGTTAAGAGGCCGTGGGAAAGGCGTCGAAGAGGGTCAAGGAGAATAGGGAATGAAGGTTCGAAGATATTCTCTTCAAAGAGGGCTGCACCATTTTCGCGGTATCGTATAGAGGATCCTATGGGCACCGTTTCTAGATCATACTCCTTAATGAGGCCAAGTAGGATTGTATGGTCTGTTGAAATTCTCCCAGCGCCTGCTTCCCAGTGTAAATCCTGGTTCTTCCAATGTAGCCCTTCATGGTGATAAGTATAAGCACGCCCGCCAAGATATTTTGATTTTTCACAAAGAACAACACGTTTAGACGGGTTCTTCTTTAAGAGTTCTCTGGCCACATAGAGGCCAGAAATCCCCCCACCAACGATGAGAGTATCGTACATCCTATCTCTTATACCTTTTTTCCATCAAACAATTGAGGAAAACTCTTAATCCATTCGACTACAGTTGCAGTATCGGAGGACTTCATAGTTCCAAGAATCTTCTTTTCATGGATGGCTAAAAATGTAGGGATTGAAGTAATACCACAGTATCCAGCAGTATAATCATTCTCATCAATATCACACTTGAGCCACTTCACGTCGGGTGAAGTACTGCCAACAATCATGGGCAGATTCAGGCGACGGCATGCACCGCACCACTTTGCAGTAAAATAGACAATCACGAGAGAAGGAACAGGTTCCTTCACGGGTTCCGTATTCTTGCCAATCAGAATCTCAAACTGTTCCTGTGTTGCCAGAGGGTCCATCCTGTTTATCGGCGCCAGTTATTTTTAAGTCACCATTAGACCTTAGAGAAGAAAGTGTGAAACCTACTGCAGAAAGGAGGACGAGGAGTCCGATGATAAAGACATCGCTACTACTGCTAAATTCCTTCTGTTTTTCACTAATCATAGATTCAAGGTGTTCGAGAGTTCCACTGCCGCCACCGCCACCGCGTTGTAAAAAGCCTGGGAGTTTTCCAGCAAGTGGAGATGCAGATGCTAGACTTGCAAGGCCTGCGGCTTTACCAGCAAGAGGCGATGCGGCTGCCATGCCAGCGAGACCAGATGCGCCAGCAAGACCAGATGCTCCAGCAAGACCAGATGCTCCAGCAAGACCAGATGCTCCAGCAAGACTAGATAGACCAGGAACACCCGCAAGACCTGCAGCGCCAGAAAGCAATGATGCAGGTGTCGGAATAAACTGCGAATAGATTGAATAGGCGGTATAGGAAGCGATAGCCCCTGTTCCTGCAAGAGCAACTTTAGAAATAGTTCCAAATATATTTCCAACTGCACCAGGAAGATATGTGAAATAACTCGTAATACCCCATACAATGCCAATCAGAGTTGTGAAAAATATATTTAATAATATTTTACCCTTTCCAGTAAGACTTTCTGTGCTTGGTTTATAACCAGCAGTAATAGGGGCCATATCTTGAAAAAAAGGTATTAATAATCCTGTAGTCTCAAGCTTTTTATCATCAAAGCACTGAAGTAAATCAAAGACATACCATGCACTAAATAACGGTAAAATAAATAGAGCTATTGTATTTAAATCTTTGAATTCTGGTGCAATAAAAAGGATTACTAAATATAACACAAGCACCGTTATAAGATTTACAATTCCTTTTGCCATACCTGAATAAATGGAGTTCAGAGCATATCCGTGATCTAGAACACCAAGGATACCTGTTGGAAAGATTGCGAGTAATCGGAATAACCAGGCCGGAATATCAGTGTTAGTGGGAGATGCTGTTGCGATGCTCTTTTGAATACTAGAAAATGCAGCTGTAGCAGCAGCGGTTGCAACAGCACCAGCAGCTGCATCTTTTGCTCCTGAAACAAGACCTTTTGCTTTGGAAAGAAGTCCCGCCATCCTACGTTAAGCTATGCTTATATAGTGAATAGAACACCGCCAAACCCATTCACCACGCGGAAAATATTATGATTCGTAGCATAGACACGAATACTAGCATTTCCACGCGGAGGAGACAGATTTGCATCTGCAACAAGGGTCACCATAACATTAATATTATCAACACGTGAAGCATTCATACTTCCACTCGGCTGTAAATCTTCAGGGCGGAGAGCAAAACTATAGAGATAAATAAAGTCATCGCTAGGAACATTTGTATGGTATTGCCAAGGCTGGACAAGGCGGAAGTATCCAGCATCGCGAGCATCAAAACGATCCTGTCCATCGAGCTGGATAAGTGCAGTATCAAGAAGATCTTGTCTTATACCAACTTCACTCGTAGCTAAGCTACTGTAATTAAACCACTCGTGAAACTGCGTCACTGCATCACGCTGGATAACCCAGATGAATTCGCGGCACGGATGATTAAATTCAATGCGGACAGTGGAAGATGTACTTCCAGGCGGAATGGCAATACTCGGTGTATATTGAATCTGCTCAATCAGATATTCATGTGTATTTGCAACAAAACGCCGCCTCTCCTCAATATCAAGATAGACGTAATCTCCCCATAGCATCATTTTACTAATTTTAGCAGCCGCAACAGAAGCAGTGTTACAGTTAGTAATGAGATCAGTGCTGTAAAATAACTTCTGCAATGGGCGCAGGGTTATATTAATACGAACAGGATGATATTGGAGTGCAAGAAGCGGCAGATAGAGACCAGGATTGCGATTAAACCAGAAGCGGAGAGGAATATAGAGTTTCAGCCCTCCAGTAAGATTTGGGGTCGTATAAGAATCGACCTTTCCAATCATGTCGTAGAATCCATTTCTCTGATTTGCGGTTGTCGTCAGATTCGACCAGATTTCCATCCACTCACCTGTCTGTTTATCGATTTCCTGCTCACCAATATCAATACTAATCTCTTCAATAAGTGCATGGCCAATGGAATTGCAATAGGAGACTTCAACGCCACTGGAATTGTAAATCCGAGGCAATGTAACCTCAAGAATTATAGGACCGAGGAGATCTCCACGACGGGGAACAAGGCAGCTCAGGCGTTTTCCAAAATCAGGGTCACCGTCAAAATACATCGGCTGTGACTCAATGGCAAAGTTCGTATAGCGGCGATACACCATCTTGAACCATGTAATCTGTGGATTCCCAGTTAAATAGACATCCTGTTTTCCATTTGCTACAAGTTGAAGAAGGCCTCCTCCTGTCATCTCTATCTTAAGAATGTAAATACTCTAGGTCGTTATTACCCCAAGAATATTCAACTGATGTTACAGTAGATATGGATCCTTTTGCACGAAATGATCGCTCCTATGACACAGATTTACTTATCCTCCGGAGTCTCTTTGCAATTGATCCGCTAACAAATCAACCAATATCCTCCATGTATGTCCTTGCAACGGATGGGCAAGGTGGTCTATCTTGGCAAGACTCTTTTACAAATATTTCATCCTATTCAGGTCTGACTTCTGCAGGAGTTGGATATCTCCCCTCAACAATCAGTACAGCAACAGGCAATATAAATTATCTTCTAGAATATTCAAGTAATACATCGAATGCACTGACGGCAAGTATCGCCAATGGCGGAATACCAGGAAGTCTCATAGGACCGCAACTCTTCAGTACAACAACAGGTATAAGAAATGAGGCCCAGGATGACTTCACAAGTACAATTTCAGGAATTGAAGGAATTCTTGCATCGGGTACAACAGGGACACCGCAATATTTTGGCAGTACAGTGGCCGGTCTCGGAAATACAGGCTATATCAGTTCGCAGCAATTGCTCAGTAGTTTCACAGGTGCAACTTCAGACTCCTTTTCAACTCTGAGAAGTACAACTGTAGGCCTCGGAACGATAGGCTATATCAGTTCAGCGTCACTTCTTTCAACAGTTAGCGGGATTTATAACTACACTGTTAATTACATCCAGATTGCAAGTACCGTCAGTAGTCTAAATGCAGTTTCATCATCAAATCTCACAAGCACATTTAATAATCTAGGCACTGCAGGCTATGTAAGTGCTGCGACACTTTCTACAGTAATTAGTGGTCTTATACGAAATATCAATGTAGATAATGCAGGTAACTTGAATGTGTATAATAGTCAGATTACAGTGTCCTCACTGCAGAATCTAGGATTCCTCTCCAGTTTCCACAATAGTTCATTAATGTATAAGGGTATCAATGGAATTACAATGGCATCTACAACAAAGAGGGACCTCTATTTTTCAACTGCAAATCTTCAGTTTGATATGCATGCCAACTTCATCACACCCAATACGAAGATAACACTTGATGTCTTCCCTAATTTCTTCTTTTGCACGATGAACCTGGTGAATTCAACACAGTTCTTTCCTATCAGTACAATGGTCCAATATGGGCAGAATATTATGTTAAATACAACAAATGTCAGCTATATGGTCGCAAATGGATTTACACCAGGATATTCAAATTATTTCCAGGTTCCTCTGCGGATGAATATGGCGGGTGCCGATCTCTATGGAAATAATCTGAACCCATATGTTCTTGTGCATCGTGTTGAGAGTTGTCTGTCTTCAAATCTTTCAGGAGGCTTCTCAAATTCAAATGTATCGGTGTATATGGCATCTACGAATTCCATCTTCGTGACAATGATTAATAACTTAGGGAAAAATTGAAAAGCTAGCAATAGCAATAGAAATAGCAACAAGCAAGAATGACATATTCAATTGCAATCTATCTCCGCCTTTTCTTCGACCCGTGGTCTGGGGAGGCAGTTCTCTGCGGCCGCGATAAGTACAAGGAGCCAGTTGAGAAATCTTATACTCCAGAGGAGTTTAAGATTCCCCAACAGTATCGAAAGTATCTGAGAGTTCAATCCGATATCATGGAAAGCTACACTGAGATCTTCAGGTCTGAACGTAATTACGTTGTGAGTGCATCGTCTTTTCTCTACTACTATCCGCCATGGGATACAGTCAAGAAGACAGATATCTCATGGACCGAGGAAGATCATAAGAATCTCTATGCTTTTCTGAAGTGGTGCTCCTCTAGATGCGATGGATTCTACGTGAAAATCTACACTATGAGTAAGGATGTCAGCCCTCTCGCAGACAACTACAGAGTATGATACACTCACACTCAATACAATTCTTGTAAAAGGGACATCAAATACAATTGTACCACCATTCCATAGTCTCATCTCAGATGGACAAGGAGGCGCCTATTGGAGCACGATTCGTGAAGGAACCTATGCAGATGGCTTCAAAGGTTTCAGTACATCAGCTGCAAGCTATATACCGGACAAAATATCGAACAAACTTATTTTACGTGTTGGCGGCGGCTTAGGATATGCTCTAGGACCAACCTCTGTAAATTTATATGCAGAAGCATTTCAAACAATGACTATTCCAGGGCTCAGTTCAATCTCAACTCTCTCCACTGTCTATTTTTCAACGGTTGGAAATGCACAGATGTTTATCAGTAACAATACACTGAACTACCAGATTCTCGATACTGCAATTAAGGTAAATTCTAATAGTATCAAACTTAACTCCACGACGAACTTTATTGGCATCAATGGTATCTATCTCTCTACACAAAAAGACAATATAATTGGTATCCAAATGCCCTTTTTTACTTCAACTTCCTTTTCTTCCATGAAGAGTGAAGGTCCTTATTTAGAAAGTAACCTCTTTAATACTCTTCTACCCACCTATGTTCCTAGAATTCCATATTATAGTTCATTCATTACACAACTCTCTTCACAGCTCTTTGAATCAACACTCAACTATATGAGTATAAATAGAGCCCTTTCAACAATTATATATAATCAACTCTCTTCATCAACATTCAGTCTAGAACAATCTAATTTTTTGAATTTTAGCAGCAGAATCTCATCATTCTATCCACAAAGTCTCCAAAACTATTCAACACTCTTTTCAACTTTCTACAGAAGCACAGGAATCGAGACACTAATTGTTGATAGTTTTGCATCAGAAAACTTTAAAATAATAAATGCGGATGCAGTCTCTACCGCAAGTACAACGATTTCTCTTTTTAACTCACGGGCAAAGGGCATTGATGGTAGAAGCACAGTTATAGGCTTAGAAAAGAGACTTATACAAGTCTCCACAAATTTATATTACTATCAAGTGACAAACAATAGTACATTTGCAGAAACACAAACAAATTTCTGGTTAGCCAGCACTGTAAGCACTGTGAATCGAGTAAATCTCTGGCAGACAGTTCCATTTACAATCTATACAGATCCTGCTCCTGCAAAGGGATTCGGCTATGATACACTCTTATCCACGTGCGAACTACAACTATCGTCACTTATAACAAAAGTCGATTCAAATTCACAGATTTTCATCGACTATGCCGCAAATTACAAATTCCTCGATTTTCACCCATATCTCCGTGATACCTTTACAAGCTATACGCAATTTACATGTACAGCAGGGACGAATACAACACTTGCTCCAGCGTCTGGCGCAGCGGCAAGTTTCCAAGCAACGTTTGCGGGCGCCGCGGCATCCGCCACTACCTCACAATTTACAGTGTATCCTATCCAATTCAATGTTACACTTGCTCTGCAAACATTCATAATTACAGATGGAACATCTATAATTCTCCAACAGGCGTCAGGGCCTACATTCCAAAGCACCTATTCAAAAAATATCTATACATACAATGCAGGCGATATCGTGCAAATTAAGATTCTCGACTCGGATAAAAACTATACGCTCTATCTCAATAACAAATTCCTCGAGTATGGCCAGTATTATACAACAAACGGAACAACTACGCAGTTTAAACTGGCGTCTCCAACAGGATCATGGACTCTCTCTATCCAGAGTGGCCAGACAACACCAAATATACTTTCAGCTAATATCTTTCCAACATTTACAACATTGCGGACTGAGAAGAGCACTGTTCCTAGTGCATATTTTGAAGATTACATGACAGCTTTTATGGATATTCCAAGTAATATGTATTCACTAGAATCGTATAGTAAATCTCTTCGCATAAAACTCGATACAAATTACTATTTGAGTAATTATTCTACACCTTATATATTCAATCACTATCACTCAAATATTATGTTTATAAATAATGATCTCGCACAAAAGAATCCTCAAGGAGGCATTGTATCCCCCAGCTACTTCACACAGAACTGTGCAGGCTTATCGATGACGGAATCACGATGGACAAATCTCATGTCTTCGAATCTGGGCGTAAAAGTATTTGTCTATAATGCGCTTGTCGCGAGACAAACTTAAATTTAAGTACCAACTGTAGATGGCATCCAGTCGGAAAACACTGGAAGTAGATGTTATAACCCTGAATTCTGTAAATATACGAGGGCCGCAAAACTCCCTCATTTCTTCATCCTGTGTTCTTGTTTCAGACGGCGCAGGTGGCACGTACTGGTCGCCTCCATCACTTATTGGAGCATATCCTACATTTAATGTGATTCAGATCAATGACCAAGTTTTCACTGCAAATCCCCTCTATCCCTATTTTTCACTCCAAGCATCAAATGGTATAGGCTTTGCCGATGCAGGTCCCGGAATGAATACTGCATATATCTATGCAAAGGCATTTCAGACACTCGTGGTGCCTGGACAAACTCCAATTCAATCTTTTTCGAATTCACTTGTCACCTCAAATATAAATCTCTCTTCTATCGGTTCGCTCGCGATCAGCACAGATACCACAACAAATACAGTCTATTTCCGCGCAGGAATCAATACAATCAATGTGCTCTCCAATACTTCAACAGCCGCCTCCAATTATACTGGGGTCCCACAAGGAACTCTTCCTATCACAGCAAATGTAAGTACGCTCACATTTGCTGGTCTAGGCGATATTTATCTACAAACAGATGTTCCTTCAAATTCAATCTACGTCGGTGTAAATGGATATACTGTATCTGAGTATCTACAACTCAGTAATACTCTCTTTACACTTTCTTCATCAGTCTATTCAAACGCAAGCAGCTTTTTCATCAGCAAGCAGGATTTCTCCACTGCAATTTCAACACTTTCAACGCAGGCAGGAACAATTATCACATCGCAGATTAATCTGTATGCATTCTCGAATTATGGTGGATACTTGGCGAGTACTGTCTCCACATTCTCAACTCTATCCTATGGTTTCTACCACTCGACCATTCTTTCGACAACTGCATATACTCTTTCCTCTATTTCAACCTATACATCTGAAAGTCTCTCCTCTATTTCTACGTATTCCTATGCAATGAGCCTCTCCACGATTTCAACGGTCCAAGGTGGTCTCTTGAGTACAAACTTTTCCTATTCAACACTCGTCTTTTCGACCTATGGACAGGTCTATAGTACGCTCTCTTCCTATCAACAAGGAATCAGCACGATTCAGCTGCAGAGTACAACATCAGGTCTTCTAAGTTCAATCAATACAATGCAATTATCTACTATTATTTCCATGGGAGGATTTGTATCATCTCTCAGCACATCAATCACAAATTATTTCATGTCTGCAATTGTTCCGAAGATTTCAATTGTAAGTTCGCTCGAAACTAGAGGAATCTATAATTCTACAGTTAAATTCTACACAAATCCATATGGGAGCACATTTACAAGCACATTGTCTATTAATTTCAGCTCGGTCGTGAGCTCTATAAAGCCGAATGCAAGTGTCTATCTTGAATACAACCCTGTTCTTCTGTATCCAATGGCACTAAATAATCAAACATCACCTCAGCTGATACAGACGTATTTACAGTATGATTATAATGGAGCACGAATGCCAGTTTCACAATATGATGACTATATGAATTTCAATCAATACAATGCGGCAGTAGGTGCAAGTGACTACACGTCAAATCTCTATTCAAAGTATCTGCGTTTATCACTTGATCCTGACTATATTACAAGTAACGGCTGCAGCAGCTATACTCTTTACCATGTCCTGCCTACAGGGACAGCGAATATCTACAATTACTCAGAAACGTTTAATAGTACAGTAAATGTACGAATCTCTGCGAAAAATTCACTCTATTTGAATATATTTAACGTTAATTAGATGGCGGCAAGTGCTCGTAGATCATTTGATACAGATAATATAACTCTGCGCACCATATTTGCGCGAGGGGCGCAAAACAGACCTATTCAGAGTACCATGGCGCTTACGGCAGACGGTAATGGTGGGACACGGTGGATTCACCCTAGTTCGCTAGGTGCCTATTCCCTAAATTACATTTCCACGGATACAACTCGGATCCAGTGGGATCTTTCACAGAATAATGTATTCTATTTGAATGGTGGCCAAGGCGCAGGAATCCAGAGTACAGCAAATCGTTACCAGGCTCTTGTCTATGCAAAGGCATACCAGGCATTCAATGACAGAAACTCAGGTACAGGGATGACGGTTCTCGATTCAACAGGCTCCCTTCTCTGCTCAACACTAAATACCTCTACAACTTCATGGCAAGTCTATACAACTTTCGATTCTACAACGCAAACAATGTATTTGAATACGAATCCTATTAAGTTTTTGGCGACAAATGTTGTAAATAGTAATCAAGTAGCTACATACTCAAATGCACAAAGTGTCCAAATCGACAATGTCTATTCGACGATCCAGTTCATGGGTGTTGGAGATATCAAACTCACAACTATTACCACTCCAAAGAGAGGAATTTTTATTGGTCTCAGCACGATGACATCAGCAGGATTTCTCGATATCAGTGGCCAAGTCGCAGCTCTCCGTGCCTTTTCAACAAATGTTCCGTATAACTATCGCAGCACATTAAGTCTGGGTCCAACAAATTCTCTAGCAGGATATACAGGTCCTCTTTCACTTTCTACACCCTATATTGCAAAATTCACAAATGTCTTTACTGTGCTTCAGAATCCAGCTAATGCAGCAATAAGAGGAAATGAATCTATAACTGTTTTGAGCACAATTGGATATCCATATACAACCTGTGGTGACCGTGGAGGAATTATACCTTCAATCACATCAAATGGATATGCAATCAGTAGTGGTACATACACTGATCTATCAGGCGTTAATTATAATATAGCATTATGGGAAAATATAAATATCCCTGCAAGTCTCTATGGCGGTGATGCATATATCAGTTCTCTTCTAGTACGCTTCGATTCATTCTCAACGATTATTAATCGGAATGCAGATGCTTCAATCCAGATAAACTATACGCCAAATTTCCTCTTCCCCCCTACATCAACAATTACAGGCGCATCCTGCCTCACCCCCTTTTCCACTTTTGTCACCTGTAGGGATATACCGATCCCTGGAATATCAGTTGAGAATAGAGTCTATCCGTGTCAGCAGCCACCATTCTCTAACTTTATTGCTCTTAATCTTAATATTACTGTTCCCAAGTCGGTTATTACTGAGAACTATATGTCTTCATACAATATATGTCATTATCTTCCGAGTAGTATTGGAGGATTCTCAAATACGACAAATCTTGATGGAGGTGATTATACTATAGTACGCAGTGGTTTCATAAGTAAATATATACAGTCGCTCGATCCTGCAAATAATACTGCAAATATAAGTATTATTGGACAGTAAAACCTTCTCTTTCAGCCAGTTCCTTTGCAAACGGCTGTAGCTCACCACCAATGACCGCTGTAGGCCGATAAGGCCACGGTGACATATATACACCATTTGGCGCGGAAAATTTACGTTTCCACGCGAGATGTTTCTTATCTTCACCCATCATCCATTTCTTGAAATAGTACTGCCCTTTGCGATTTTCTGCATAATTGGCGCGAATTTCTGCAAGGCGTCTTTCTTCATCCGAAAGAGTCCAAGGGTAATCGACAAGGAATTGGTTGCAGAGTTTCTCATACCATTCAAGAATAGCTTCTTTTCTCCATAGCGTTGCCTGAAAACAGAATAGATATTCATCCAGTGCAGGATCTAGAAAATACCAGGAATCATTATACTTCTGCGAACCTGCAGGTCCAGGGCACGGCATCCAGCGGATAGAAAGAACAGTCGGATCCGCGGAAAAAATCTTGAGACTTTCCTGGATTGCAGAAAAATCTGGTATCCGTTCCAGGAGAAAATCTTCCTGCATGGGTAAAACGTAGCGCACGGAATCTGGAAGAAGTGCAAGTGCGGCCGCACGCGACTTCAAGAATCCACTATCAGACATATCAAGTGGCAATAATAGAACACCCGCAGCTGCAAGTTTTTTACAAATAGGGTGTCCAGGAACTTCTGTAGCGAGGTAGATATCCCATTTGATGCTTGGAGCATATCGTCGTATGAGCGCAATATGCAGTTCTAGAAGATAGAAATACTTAGGAGTTGTATTGATAAGATATGCAACACTCATTACAATTCTAAGAGGTCTAAACCTTAACCCCCTTTTTATTATAAGATGATTGGCAGAAATCCTAAGACAGGAAAACCCGTTAAGATTCTCCAGCTAGATACGAGTATTTCAAAAGATAGAAAAGTACTTATCTGGAATAATATAGATCCGCGTTATACACAGGGTGTAGTTGGATCGGCTCGTATCTGCGAAACAACGAGTATCCTTGTTCTTCAGGATACAGATGATGACTACAAGTGGCTAATGAAGAATAATTGGCAGTCAATGAATATGATTATTGCACCAAAGGCCGTCTTGGACCGTGTGGGCGAAGACAAGCTCAAGGAGATGCAGATTAGTAATGTGATTTGTCTGGAGGAGGTAGGGGATCTCTATCCTTTTCTGGGTGGTCCTTGGGACGGAACGGATGTTGATGCATGTATGATTGCATCTGGACTTCTGCGGATGTCGCACGTTTGGCTAGGTGCGACCACTGCACGATCTATTCCAGAACTCCAGGTTCTGACAGAACTCCCTGTATCGCCGCAGTTATGGTTTATTACACAGTATTATCGTCCTGATATTACAAAGAGGGCAAAGGAGATTACACTCTGCTTGAAGAAGAATTGCGAGAATCCGCTTATTGACCGCGTAGTTCTTCTAAATGAGTCTGATATGTCGAAGCATTTTCCATCGACGGATAAGATTCAGCAGGAGGTTATTGGAAATCGTTTGACATATGCAGCGGTTATTCGGTGGATCCAGGAGAATGCACCGAAAAATACCATCTGCGTCTTTGCAAATTCAGATATTTATCTAGACTCTACGTGGTCAGTCCTCTGGAAGATTGATATTGAGAATAAGTTTCTGTCTCTTCTTCGATATGAAGCTGCAGAAGGTATTCCTGATGACAAGCATACCATTTTTGGCCCGCGTCCTGATTCACAGGATACATGGGTTATTTTCAGTGATTCCGTGAAGGCGCGTACATGGGATTTCTCTGCCCTTGACTTTCCTTTTGGCAAGGCTGGCTGCGACAATGCAATTAATATTGAAATGATGCGGCAGAAATTCATGATCGTGAATCCGTCACTCACGATTAAGACACACCATGTACATACTTCGCAGGTCCGCACATATGATCCCACGGATATTGTTGATAAGTCTATCTATCTCTACATTGAACCAACTGCGCTTCAAGACATGAAGACACTTTTTACACCTGTTGTAAAGCGTACGCTTCAGAGGCGGCCTTTTTCGCGGAAGATTCAGGGTCCAACTCTGCAGCAGAAGAAGACACTCTGTTCTATGCTTGGACGCG